TACCGAATCATTGAAAAAGTATCACGTTTGCTTGATGTCAGTCCAGTAAGTCAACCGGCTTATCCGGACGCAACATCGGAGTTGAAGCGCGATTTGGAAACGGAACCCAAAGAAGAAGCGAAAGCGGCATCGGTAGAGAATACCGAATCCGAAGTCGTGGAAACAAAGGAAGAAGATTCCAACCTTTATTTGTATAAAAGTAAAATTCTAAATTTCTAAACGATGAAAAACATCGAACTACGCGGACAACGCGCGGAACTAATCAAAGGCGCAACGAATATCGTTGAAAACGCCCAAAAAGAAGGACGTTCTTTGAACGCCGAAGAAAAGTCGAAATTCGACGCAATGGAAGCGGATGCGCGCAGCATCAAAACTCAAATCGACACGTTGGAGCGTGCGGCAGATTTGAAAAAAGAATTGGCGGCAGATGCCGAGGTTCGCGAAGCGGCACCAAAAGCAACACGCAAAGGTGCATTCGAAAAATACCTACGCAACGGAATGGGTTCTTTGAGCGCAAACGAGCGTTCAATCATGGGTGAATTACGTGGTACGGCAACGCAAATCGCCGGAACTGATTCATTAGGTGGTTTCTTAGTACCACAAGATTTCAGCAACGAATTGGACATGGCGACATTGTTCACTGGCGAGGTTGAGCGTTTAGCCAAAAAATTGAACACGGCGGGTGGCGCATTGTTGGATTATCCTACAATCAACGACACGGCCACGGATGCTGGTTTGACTTCTGAAGCGGCGGCGGTAACTGTTCAAGATATGACATTCGCCAACGCACAATTGTCTGCTTACAACTACGCATCACAAGTGAAAGTTTCAATGCAATTGTTGCAAGACAACGCATTCGATTTGAATTCTTTCCTTGCTGAAGCCATGGGAGAAAGAATCGCACGTGCCACAAACGCGGCATTTTCCACTGGAAGCGGTTCAAGTCAACCTGAAGGTATCGTAACGGGTTCCGCATTAGGAAACACGGCGGCGGGAGCGACTGCAATCACCGCGGACGACGTATTGGATACAATTTATTCAATTGACCCAAGTTACAGAAACAAACCAACATTTGGTTTGATGGCGCACGATAACATTATCGCGGCAATTCGTGCATTGGGCATTGGTTCAAATAACGATTATCCAATATGGCAACCAGGATTGGCCATTGGTCAGCCAGACCGTATTTTCGGCGTTCCAGTTTACGTGAACAACGATATGCAATCAAGCATCGCAACGGGAACAAAAACGTTGTTGGCCGCTGATTTCAGCAAGTTCGTTGTTCGTTCTGCTGGTGGTGTTCAAATGGTACGTTTAAACGAACGCTACATGGATGAACTTGAAATTGGATTTGTAAGTTTTGCACGTAAGGACTCAAAAGTTCTTGACACTCGCGCAATCAAACACATGATTCAAGCCTAATCATGAAGGTCAGATTTTTAAAATCTGTATCGGGTAACGGATTCCACTACCGCAAACATGCGGTGGTGGAAATCCACTCCGATGAGATGTTGACCGATTTTTTGAATGCGGGTTTTTGTGAGGCAATAGCCGAAGCACCAAAAGCACGCGCAAAGAAGGCGGTGAAAAAGAACACGTCAAAAGAAACACGCTAACAAATGGCAATTGATATTGTAACGCCCGCGGCGTCCGAACCCATCACATTGAGCGAAGCAAAGAATTTTTTGCGCGTTGACAACAATGACGATGACAATTTGATTGCGGCAATCATTACCGCCGCACGTCAAATGTGTGAAGAATACACGCGACGCATTTTGGTGACGACAACAGTCGATGAATACTTTGACCAGTTCCCACGCAATCATTGGGATGGTCAATCGAATTTGTTGTATTTGTCGCGCGGTTCAGTTGCATCAATCACGTCCGTTTCTTATGTTGACGAAATCGGTTCGACGGAAGTGATTCCGTCGTCATTGTACACGACCGATTTAATTTCAGAACCCGCACGCATTCAATCCATCGGTGGATGGACAACGGGCGCGGGTGTTATCAACCAATTAATTGTTCGCTATGTTGTGGGCACTGATGTTTCAGCAATTCCAAAGCCGTTGATTCAAGGAATGATGCTCGTCATTTCGGAATTGTACGACCAAAGAATGGACCGCGTTCGTCAACTGCCAACGGCATCCGAATATTTGTGGAACCCTTATCGAATATTCACATTCTAATGATTGAACAGTCGGGACAATTAGACCGCAGAATCACGATTCAATCGTTTACCGAATCAACTGATGATTTCGGTGAGGTGATTTTGTCGTTCACAACCTTGGCCAATGTTTGGGCAAAGGTCGTGGAGAAAAGCGGCAATGAAGGTGAAGACGGAAACCAAATGGTTGCCACACAAAAAGTGGAATTTTTCATTCGTTACCGCTCGGACATTAACGAGCAAATGCAAATTGTATACGACAATAAAACCTACACAATCGAAGCGATTTTGAATGCAGACGCACGCAAGTCGTTCCAAAAGATTGTGACAAGATTTGCGGACTAATGGGAACAACGGGTGGTGCTTTTATTGGATTTGACGAAAAGGATATCAAGAAGGAATTTGAACGTGCTTTCAAGGAGTTGGAAAACTTACATGATGGGGTGACAACTGCACAAATTCGCCGCATTGCACGCAAGTCATTGAAGCCGATGTTGGAAGGTTACAAAAACGAAATCACCAACATCAAGTCCGGAACGTTTAAGGTGTACCGAAATGGCGGCATTTACGCAGAAATAACCAAAGGCCAATTGAAGAAATCAATGGGCATCATCACAACGCGTGTGAATCGTGGGGCAACGTTTGCATCATTGTCAGTTGGTCCAAGGGTGAAGCGTACATTCAGCGACCCGGAAAAGGGTGGTTGGTTCGCACACTTTTTGGAATACGGATATTTAAAGGACGGACAATATAACGGACCAAACAAAGGATTTGCCAAACGCGCACGAACAAGAAATTCAAGCGGCGTTGGAAACGAGTTCAAACGATTGATGCGTGGATTCCTTAACAAACAAGTAAAAGCCGCGCGCATATGATTGGGAAGGTTATCAAATCAAAGTTCACCAGTGATTCAGATTTGAACACGTTGTTTGGTGGGCGCGTGTTTCCAGTAATTGGAGCGCAAACAAAAGCGACGCCGTTCGCGATTTATGAGGTGGCAAACATCGCCACAAGTATGTCGAAAGAAAGCGATTCGCATATTGACGAAATAGATGTTCGAATCACGTTGATTTCCACAAAGTATTCGGACACACAAAACGCCGTTGAATACGTTCGGAGTGCATTCATAAGAATGAACCAAACGATTGGCGGGGTGAAAGTAAAATCGTGCGCCTTTGAAGGCCAACGCGATTTGTTCAGCGATGATGAACGGACGTTCGGGTCACAAGTTGATTTGAAATTCCGGGTGTCACGCGATTGATTTTGTAAATTGTAAACATTAAAAAAGTAAAAAAATGCCAGCAACTAGTATCATGAATTCAACGGACGTTGTGATTCAAATTTCAGAAGATGGCGGAACAACGTATGACGTCATAGGTCGTGCAACATCCGCATCATTATCAGTAAGCATGGAAACACGCGACACAACCACTAAAGATTCAGCCGGATGGCAAGAAAATTTGGAAGGTTTGAAAGCGTGGTCACTTAGTGGCGACGGCTTGGTGACGTATTCAATCAGCGGTGATTTCGATTCACCGGATGACCTTTTCACATTGTTAGCAAACCGCACACAAATCAAAGTGAAGTTCGGTTCAGCAACAAGCGGTGAAATTGACTATACCGGCGACGCGTATTTGGTAAGCTACGAACAAGAAGCGGGCGTTGAAGAAAACGTCACGTATTCATTCGGGTTCACCGGAACTGGAGTATTGACGCAAGCGTCAGTTGCTTAAGCAACAAAAATGATTCGGGGCCGTCCATTGGGCGGTCCCTTTATTACAACAACAACAAAAAACAACAACATGACAACAATCATTGAAATCGGGGAACGTAAACACCCAATTCGATTCGGATTCAACGCCTTGCGTGAATTCTCAAGAATGACGGGAACAACATTGGCGCAATTGGAAAACCTTGGCGACGATATGACTTTGGACCAAGCAATCACATTGATGTTTTGCGGATTCAAAGACGGCGCAAGAAAAGAAAAAGCACCATTCCGATATGATGTGGCGGATGTTGCCGACTGGATTGACGAAGATGAAGAATTGATTGAAAAGGCGTTCGCCGTCTTTGAAGAACAATTTTCGTCGGGTAGTGAAAAAAAGTAAATGACCGAACGTCGCAACAAGGTGACGTTGCAACATGGGACACGTTGGAAGCGTTCGCGTTCGGTCAAGTTGGATTGATGCCGTCCCAATTCTATGACCTATTGCCACGCGAGTGGGGGAACTTGGTTGAAGGTTGGAACGAACGTCAAAACCGAAAAGAACAAACGGATTGGGAAAGGACGCGTTGGATGACAACAATCCTTTTGAATCCACACACAAAGAAGCGCATTAAGCCGAAAGATTTGATTGTGTTTCCGTGGGAAAGCAAGCCGAAGAAGGACCGAAAGGTTTGGACACGCGGCGAAATTTTAGAAGTAATAAACGAACGCAAACAACGCGCAAAAGCCAATGGCAAGTCTTAGTTCATTAAATTTCCGACTAACCGCGAACATCGCGCCATTCCGTAAAGGTCTAAACAAGGCCGAACGTTCAATGGATAAGATGGGGCGCAAGATGCAACAAACGGGCAAGAATTTGTCCATGAAGTTGACCGCGCCACTTGTTGCGTTGGGTGCGGTTTCGTTTAATGTGTTCAAAGGCTTTGAAGCGGAAATGTCCAAAGTCAAAGCGGTGTCGGGTGCAACCGCTGAAGAATTCAAAGCGTTATCGGATAACGCCAAAGATTTGGGAGCATCCACGATGTTCACGGCGCGTGAGGTTGCGCAATTACAAACGGAGTTCGCAAAACTTGGTTTCACGGCCACGGAAATCACCAAAGTCACCGAATCAACATTGGCATTGGCCCAAGCGTCGGGAAGCGATTTGGCGCGTGCCGCTGAAGTTGCTGGTTCAACATTGCGCGCGTTTGGATTAGATGCAAGCGAAACGGGTCGTGTCACTGATGTGATGGCGACGTCGTTCAGTTCATCGGCATTGGATATGGAAACATTCGCGAACTCGATGTCGTTCGTTGCACCCGTTGCGAAAAGCGCGGGAATGTCCATTGAAGAAACATCCGCAATGTTGGCGGTGTTGGCCAATGCTGGTATTAAAGGTTCAAAAGCGGGAACCGCATTGCGTCGTATTATTTCGGAAATCGGTGCAACTGGAAAACCAGTGTCCGAGGCATTGAAAGATTTGGCAACTCAAGGTATTGGACTTGCCGATGCGAAAGACGAAGTTGGACGTTCGGCACAATCTGCGCTTTTGATTTTATCGGAAGGCGTTGACCAAATCAAACCATTGACCACGGAATTTGAAAATTCAGCGGGTGCGGCAAAAGAAATGGCCGACATCATGGGTGACAATGCGTTTGGTGCATCCAAGCGTTTGGAATCCGCAATGGAGGGATTGGGAATTTCAATCGGTGAGGTTGTAGCGGAAGCCGTTGTTCCAATGATGGAAGGCATTGCAAAACTCGCAAGTAAGTTGAATAAGATGTCGCCAGCGGTCAAACGGAACGTTGTTGTCATTGCCGCGCTTGTTGCGTCTATTGGTCCGCTGATGTTCTTGACTGGCGGATTGTTGCGAAACTTTAGATTCTTACGAATTGCAATGGTTCGTTCAAACGCAACCACAAAGATTGCCATTGCATTACAAAAGGCGTACAACTTCGTTTTGAAGATGAATCCAATCGGAATCGTCATCACCGCATTGACGGCGTTGGCCGGTGTTCTTTTCTTAGTGAATAGACGCAAGAAAGAAGCGGTCAAGATTGAAAAAGGATTGACCGATTCAGCGAAAGAAGATATTGCGAACACTCAAATCAGACAAGCGCAAGCGAACAACTTAATCAACACCATAAAAAGTCAAAACATTTCCAACGAACAACGTGGTCGTTTGATTCGGAAATTGAACACGGAATACAAGGATTTATTGCCAAATCTAATTGACGAAAAAGATTCCGTTGAAGATATTGCGAAAGCGCAAAAGGAAATGAACAAACAAATGGCGAAGAAAATCGCCATGATTGCCGCGCAAGATGAAATGGCGCAAGCCACAAAAGATGCCGTTGAAGCGCAAAAGCAATTCAACAAGACATTAAAACTCGGTGATGAATTAGCGCAAAAATCACAAGAATCTTTTGGTCGTGTTTTATCGGCGCAAGACATTGAAAACTACAAAACCGCAGTCGGTCAGTTGACGCCAGCACAAGCCGCGTTGGTTCAAGAAATAGATTTCAACAATCAAATGTTGGGCGTTCATAAAACAAAACTTGATGAGGCGAACGCCGCGGTTGTTGTTGTGAGTGAAAGCGTTGATGCGCTCGCGGACGCGATGGCGAATGCTGGTGATGAAACGGGTGGCCTTGGTGATGAAACCGAAGTGTTGAAACAAGCGTTGTTGGATTTGCCAGTCAAAGGAATTTCAAGTGAATTTCAAACGACATTCATGCCAATGATGGAAAACGTCCGTCATCAAATGGTGAACTTTACCGCGTTGGCTATTCAAGCCGGTCGCGCCGTCAGTGATGTTTTTGCACAATCGTTGCGTGACGCATTCGGTGAATTAGAAGAAGGCGAAACACGATTCGGCAAGTTCAAAGAATCGATGGCGAAAATGTTGCGGGATATGATTATCCAATTCACGGCGGCGGCAATTGCCGCATTTGCGTTGGCCGTTGCCGTTCGATTGGCCATTGGTGGTGTTGGCGGCCTTGGTGGGATTGGCGATATCTTTTCAACGATGCAAAGCGTGGGCGGATTTATGCCAAACATTCCAATGCTTGCCGAAGGTGGTGTTGTAACTTCACCAACGTTGGCAATGATTGGCGAGGGTGGCCAATCGGAAGCGGTCATTCCATTGGATAGATTGGGCGAATTTGGCGGCGGACAAAACGTTGTTGTCACTGGCCGAATCAGCGGGTCCGACATACTATTGTCCAACGAACGCGCGTCAAGAAATAGAACAAGACAAAGAGGTTTTTAATATATGGCGGCATCAAAATTGTTTTCGGAATTCCAAAGTTCCAATGGAAAGTATTACAAAATTGAAATTTGGGACGAAGATTATTCAGGAACATCACCCGACGAATTCAATGTTGCCGGCAATGGTTTTGAATTAACGTATTCCGGGCAAACGGACAACGTATATTCACCAATCATTGGGTCATCGGTGTCGTTCGGTTTATACGTTCAAGACGCGCCGACGATTGCGTTGGTGGCAAATTTAAAGCAATATCAACAAGACCGATTTTATTTAAAAATTTA